TGATGAGCGTTACTCCTTTACTAACGCCCCAAGAGATCCAAACTCTCAGATATTCGGGATTCTTCAGCTTCCTCTTGAGGATGGCGGGACGCCAGAAACAACTCCGCCACCAACAAAGGCTAACGAAGGGTCAACCTCTGACAATCCCTCGCAGTCGGAATCATCCTCCTCGTCGGATTCAACATCGTCAGAAGGAGCAGAGAACTCATCGGAGGGAGATCAAGACGCATCTGGGGGAGAAGACCAAGCCTTATCGCAGGGAGATGAGCGGTACGCAGGGGATCTTAACGCGTTGCCATCTGGCTCTAGTGGATTGTTTGGCGGAGATGTCACGGCACAGCAGATCTACGAGCTCATCCTGAGAGAGACAGACCCAGAACAGCGAGCGAAGTATGAGCGGGAGCTTGAAAACTATCTAGCGTCCTCAGAGGAGGGCTCAACAATTGCTGGCTCTAACTCTGGATCAGATCAAGAATTAGGCACGGGTAGTGGTAACAGTTACGGAGAGTGGACTTTACCTGCCGCTGGTGGTGGTTCAGGTGTCGCGGAGTGGATGCTTCCTGCTGGTGCTGGTGCGGCGGCAGGTCTTCTCTCTGGCAATGTCGGAAGTGGAAACAAGGTAAGCGAAGACCCTGAGTGGGGGCCGCTGTTTAAGTATATGAAGATAGACAAGTGGCAACGCGCAAGAGAAAAGCTATACAGCGATATGACAAAAGGAATGGGAATGCTCGCATGACGTATTTAGAGATGGTCAACGAGGTATTGGTTAGGATGCGCGAGGATGAGATCACATCCGTCAATGACGAACACAATGACCCACAGCAAAAGATTGTGTGTAGGTTTGTGAATGACGCAAGGCGGTTTGTTGATAAGTCCCACACATGGAATGCTCAAAGAAAGATATGGCTTGTCGATTTAGGTTTTGATGTGGCTGGATACCCCATACCGGATTCAAATGAGTCTGCCTCGATTTATACAGTACGATGGGCAGGCACTAGCAACTGCTTGAAGGAAGCAAATGAACGCTGGATCTCAAGACAGAAGAAGCAGATAGGCACTCCTCAGTATTACGCGCCCAGCTTCAGCGATAACAATGAGATCACCGTTAGGTTTTGGCCTGTCCCCGGAGAAGAATACGTTGGCTCAACTGCGGACGTTTCTGAATACGCGGCCAGTGAGTACACCGAGGCGGAGTACAACGGAGAACCGGCGGGAGTGCAGACCATTTTGATGGAGGGATACAAGGTGAGTGCCCCCATGAAGAATGACGACGACCTTATTCGCTTACCTATTGACCCTGTTATGTACTATGCCTTGGCATATTCATCCCGTGAGCGGGGTGAGGTTGGAGGTCAGACAAGCGGAGAATTATTTGCCTTAGCTAAGCAATATCTTTCTGACGCTATCTCGTGGGACGTTAGTAACTCTGAGCTTGAATATGTCTGGAGCACACGCTAATGGCGCAACAGCTTAATCAAATTGGCATACCGGCCCCAGGTGGGCAAGGGTTAAACAGTGAGCAGTCTCCCTTTCAGGGAGGGACAGAGTTTGCCTTAAGAGCCGATAACGCTGTGGTGGATAGGATAGGGAGGATAACGTCTCGCGAAGCCTTTGCGGATTTTATTAATAACGTGGACTTTGCTGAGCCATCTTATGATGTTGTTCGGATGTGTCGCCTTGAGACGGAAGCGGTTATCCGGTCAGCAATCAGGGCTGAGTGGGGTGAGGCTACGTGGGGGTTCTCTGAGTGGTCTGCAAGGTCAGTCAATGAGGAGATAGCAGAGGATATGACCTTTGGGCTCATGGGTTTGGGCTATCAGGGCGTTAGAGGGAAGACTGAGTGGAATCAGGCCGAGTGGAATGTCGACGAGTGGAACGGCGCACTTGAGACAGCACAGCGTCCTAACTTCATGCAAGTGCCTGAGATATCTCCTGCGGCTGTAGTGGAGTATGACAGATACATTGGGTTTAAGATCGAGGGGAATCAGATCATCACGATCCCCGAGATAGCCCCAAAGAACGGCATCGCAAACGCACAGCTAGTCCCTTTCAAGGACAGCATTTATGTCTTCTCTAAGGATGAAGAGGTCATGGTCTATGACGGCGCGACAGCCGAGCCACTATCAGCCAAGTCTAACTATCTGCCGCCGCAAGACGACAATGAGTTGTTTGCAGAGAAGATAAACGGTGACGTAGCTTGTGCCGCCTACGGTAGATTGTGGGTGTCTGGAGTAAACGACGACTATCAGACCATCTACTACTCTGACCTGCTAGTCCCTGAGCAGTGGTATGACGGTAAAGCAGTGATGACCGATGACCAGAATACGGCAGGTATTATTGACGTTGCCGAGTACTGGCCCAACGGTGGGGACAAGATACAGGGCATAGCCGCACACAACGGCTTCCTGATTGTGTTCGGCAGGTACTCAATTCTTATCTACTCAGGCGCACAAGGAGATCCTTCTGGCGAGCAGGGTCTTAAGCTCGAGGACGCTATTAGTGATGTGGGATTGGTTAATCAGGATGCTATGTGCAACATTGGTAGCGATCATCTTTTCGTTGACTCTTTGGGCGTACGTTCTCTTGGCAGGGTAATTCAAGAAAAGTCTAGCCCCCTCGCAGAGCCAAGCATGAACGTGGCGACAGTGATCCGTGAGCTCATAGATAGCCAGCGAGACATGGTCAAGCTGTTTCATATGCCCTCTAGGAATCTAGCAGTGTGTTTGTTTCCTGATACTCGAGAAGCCTACGTCTTTCAGTTAGGACAACCTTCATTGACAGGCGGACTAAAAACTACTCGATGGACTGACTGTGATTTCTATGACGGAGTTACCGTAAGAACATCAATAAAGGATTTGGCGTTGCTTGCAGGTAGGGATAACCGTGGTGTTCTTAGATACTTTGGATACGAACAGCCACGACCTTACACGTTTGGTTATGAAAGCACAGTGCTTAATTTTACCGGGAACATCATGCAGACCGTGATTCCTAAGTCTGTTAGCTACAGCTTTCACTCAAAAACTTCAGACAATATCCATGCAACCTGGGGCTTTGGATCTGACATGAAGTACAGCCGAAGGTTAAAAGCTAAACCAGACAACAACATTAGTGACTCATTCTACACATCAACCACTGCCCTTAACGGGACGGGTGAGATGCTTAGGATAGGGTTTAGCGCAGACATCATAGGAGAGAAGATGTCTATGCAACAGATTTCTATTAACACATTAGTCGGTCGTTTGATCGCTTAAGGAGAAAGAGATGAGCGTACCTGGCGCACTTGCATCAATGGCCGCAATCCAGCAGGGATTGCAGAATGCAGATCAGATCAGAGAGCTTGGAAATCCTAATGAACCTGACTCATTGGTAAGCAATCTTTATGAGCTTGGGGGAGTTAATGATCCAAACTTTACCGACCTAAACCAAGAATCTCAGTTTAAGGGTTACGGTGTTACCTCTAACCTTGGGACTTCTACTGTTGGTGCAAATGGCTCAATCAACCTTGGTGTTGGTCAGAACCCGATGATGGGGAACTCAGCTGGGTCATATAATGACGCCGGTCTTCAAGCTATGAGCAACGCCATGCAGAGCACGGCGGGTAGAGAGCAGGATATTTACAACCGCATGATGGCTATGCAGAACCCCGCTCTTAATCGTGCTCAGGCCGCACAGCAAGCACGTGAGTACGCTATGGGCAGAGGCGGCATTCGTGGTAGCCAGTTTGGTGGCACTGCTGAGGACGCGGCTATGGCTAGGGCTCGGGCAGAGGCCAGCAACCAAGCATCGGTAGCGGCTATGCAACAGGCACAGCAGGAGATGATGAATCAAGGGGCATTGGCTCAGGGGTTTGGTCAGATGGCTAATCAGAATTACCAGACATCATTCCTGCCCATGCAACAACAGATGGCTTTGATGCAATTAGGTGGTAATAACGCGGATAGAGCACAGACAGGACAGCTAACAGGTCTTCAGTATCTTGCACAGATGGCGCTGGGTGGATCTCAAGTTGGTGTTAATGCAATGAAGGCGGCATCAGAGCTAGAGGGCAACCTATATGACTCTGTGTTGGATAATGCTGGCAGTATGTTTGACGGTATATTTTAAGGAGTAGGTCATGTCAGGAAGAGCACAAGCGGCAAACTTAACGGGGATGTTGTCTCAGATTGCCAGTGATGTTGGTGAGATGGGCAAGGCATACGATTGGACGCACCAGACTATCAGAGATCTTTCTGCACCAAAGCTAGATACCGACGATCCGAAAAGTCTTGTGGCCTATTCTGAATGGGCCAGACGAAATGGGAACCATGAAGATGCTCAGAAGTATGCTCAGATGGCTACAGATCTTGGCGTCCAACAGCAGAAGCAAGCGTGGACTACCAAGATGTCAGCTTATCAGAATAGCGCAGACCTTCTAACACGAGAGCTTAGAAAGAATGATCTTGACCCACAGCAAAGGGCTGGGGCGGAAAAGGCATTGGAAGGTATCTATTCCCAAATGAATACTTACGGTGGTCAGGGTGCTAAGTATGGCGGCACAGGGCGTGAGGGCACTGACTATCGACAAGGATTAGAGGAAAGAGAAAATTCTTGGATTGCTCAAGAACAGCAAATTAAAGCCAATCAGCTAGCGATTGACGCGGCCCTTAAGAAAAATGAGCGATTGTCGAGGGCTATTTTTCCACCTGGAAAGCTAGGTGATACAGCGTTTGAGAATTACAAAAGGCGAGCAGATACAGTAACTGATGGAAACTATGGTCAGATAAACAAAGACTATCAACCGTTTATTCAAGCCTCTATAGCAGGGGTTGCAACCGAGCATGCCAAAATTATGGAAGCTGAGCACGCTCGCCTTGAAAGCGAGTTTAATACCAAAGCTACCAACCTTATTGGCCTTACTCTTTCAGAAGATCCCGAAGTTGCAAGTAAAGCACAGTCAGATCTTGATGCATTAACGAGCGAGTACGAAGGGAGGTTTGGTGCGGAAGAGTACAGGCCATACAACACAAAGGACATTGGCTCAAGGGTAACAGCGGCAAGGGGTTCTGTGCTTGCGTCCTATGATGCGGCAATGGCCAGAGAAAAAGCTGAGCTTGAACTGCAAGAAGCAAGGCAGAGCTTGGGTGACAAGATATCAGAAAACATCCCGCTACAAAGAAGCGACTTCCCAAACAATACTCTGTATCAAAAGTATGTGAGCGAAGTAAATCAGGTCAGAGAGTTGTTAGGGGATGCCGGTGTTGGAAAAGTAAATAAAAAATATGCTGGTGAGGTAAGCAAGCATCTAGCATCTCTGGCTCAGGCAGTACCCCAGCAGTTGCAGATGGATATAAATAAGGTTCTTTCTGGTCTTAGGAAAGACAGTGAGGAGTTTGCGGCTATCTTTGATCCATCCTCTTGGAGCGATGAAGACGCAGAAACCTTAAGCAAGGCTATCAACAAACAAATGTATAGCACCCTGGATAAAGCTGGCGAGAGCATCATGGAAAAGTACAACGCCATAGACCAGTCAACGCCAGAGGGTAGAGCGGAGGCAAGCCAGCTAATTAATCAAGCTTTATTCACCGCATTGGAGTATCAGTTCCCAACTCTTTACGATGAAATGAGAGAAGATCTTGATGCCGAGCTCAATGGAGGACTTGTCAGTGGCGGCCTGAAAGGAGAACAAAAGGAAGCTGATGCAAAGTCCGATAGATGGAATCGAATTGAAGGCGACATGGCTCTTGGTACAGGCTCAAAATATAAGGAGAAATTAAAACAGGCTCAGGAAGCATCAGCCGCTAGAGGAGAAGAGTTTGACAAAGACAGGTTTGATCGTCTTTGGGAAGAACGCATTAAACAACTTGGCAGGAATAGAGACCCGGTTCAAGACGAATATCTTTCTCAAGATACGGCGTGGAGAATTTAATAAGTGGCAAAAAAACTGACCTTGGGACAGCTTGGCATTTCTTATGAGTAGAGCTCCAGCACCAAAAGAAAACTACGACTCCCTTAGAAACTGGATTGGAAGTCTCGAGAGTGACAACCGATACAATGTGCTTCATGGAGGCGACACCGTTGATCTCACCGAGATGACTATTGGTGAGGTCAAGGAGTTGCAACGTGAGCGGATTGAAAGTGGTGGTCAGTCTGCCGCTGGCAAATACCAAATCATCAACAAGACTCTTGAGGATCTTCAGAGAAGAAAGCCGTCATGGTTTAAAGATGACAGGCTGTTTGATGAAGAGACCCAAGACCTTATGGCTGATGTCCTTATTGATGACAGGATCAGAAGGTCTAAAAAAGGCAAAGGAGATTTTACTGAGAACCTTATTAATGAGCTAGCAAAAGAGTGGGCAGGTCTCCCTACTACATCTGGTGATAGCAATTATGAAGGTATAGCAGGGAACAGGGCTTTGACTAGCGTAGAAGACGCTAGAGAAGTAGTCGGAACATTTGCTGAAGAAATAAATCCAAAGCTCAAAGAGGTGGAAGTCACAGCCAAAAAGAAACTTCCGCCACTTAAAGAGGTAGAGGTTACAGCAACAAGAAAGCCTGAGCTAAGGCCGCAAGATATACCGCCCCCAAAGCTAAGGACTGGCAACCCAGACTTTGAGTTTCCTCCTTTAGAGGAGGTGATCGTTACTGCTCAAAAAAGAAAAGTGCCCATTGGTTTAGTCATAAAGGATATTGTAGTTGAGGCTCAAAAAAAGAAAGCTGATCCAAACCAGTGGCTAAAAGAAATACAGGTAACAGCGCAAAAGCGTGATGGAATAAGACCACCTTTAAACGAGGTAGAGGTCACCGCAGAAAAGAAACCAACCCCTAACTTCAGACCTTCTCGACCGGAAATAATTACAGGGAATCCAGACTTTGATCTCCCTTTTTTGCAAGAGGTTGAGGTTACCGCTCAGAAACGCGATGGAATAAGACAGCCATTAAATCCTGTTGAGGTTACTGCTAAGAAACGTAAAGGCATTAGACCGCCGCCCCCAAAGCTGATAACAGGGAATCCAGATTATGACCTGCCTCCTCTAGAGGAGATAGAGGTTACTGCTGAGCAACGTGATGGGATAAGGGTTCCCTTAAACGAAGTGGAAGTTACTGCTAAAAAGCGTAAGGGCATAAGGCCACCGCCTCCTAGCATAATAACAGGAGATCCTGCCTTTGATTTACCTGCGCTGGAAGAGGTAGAAGTTACGGCTGAAAAGCGTAAGGGCATACCAGAGGTTAAAGCCCCGCTAAATTATGAGGACTTTATGCCGACCGATGAGGAATTAGCCGAAAGGCTCCCATCTCCATCGATAAAAGTTACAGATGATTCATCTTTATACGATGAATTCATGCCTACTGATGACGACCTTCGTGCTATAGAGGCAAGACGGCAGAGCGAGCAGAATAAAATACTGGTCGGCGGCTTAAGAAACATTGCTCAAGGTGCAACCTTTGCATTAGCTGATGAGGCTGAAGCCGGGGTTAGATCTTTGCTTGGAGACAGGTCTTACTCTGACATCCTTGGCGAAGTTCGTAATGAAATGGATCAGTATCGTACGGAAAACCCTGTAAGTGCTTTGTATCAAGAGCTTGTCCCTGGCATTGCTACTGGCACGGCACTAGCTAGGCAGGGTGCCAAGTACGGGCTTAGCAACATGGCTACCGGAGGCGTTGAAGGTATTGCCTATGGCGCTGGGTCGGGGCGTACCGCAGAAGAGAGGGCGGCAATGGCGGCTCTTGGCGGTACGGTAGGCACTGTTGTCGGCAGGATCTTTGACCCTAGCGTAGCCTCTCGTCCCGGCGCAAAGACAGGTAACAATCGTGTAGATCCAGATATGATTGAACAGCAGGTAGAGCCCGGAGCTATCCTTTTATACAGAACAAATAAGGGAGACCTGAGGCCGGTCAGAGTTCTTGGAGAGTTAGAGAACGGAAGGGTACAGGTTCAGCTTGTTAATGGCAGAAAGTCTCAGTTTGCTGTTGGTCGGGACTCACTTGAAACTGTTGATGCCACAGGCTTTAACCACAAGGTGACACAGCAAAGTGAAGAAGCCTATGAGCAAGCCCAGAAACTAAGAGAGGTTCGGCAATACGAGGCGAGAAAGCAGGTTTCAGCCAACAGTCAAGCATCAAAAACAAATCAATTAGGCGGCCAATCATCAGCCTCTAATTCATTTGGAGAATACTTAGGTAGTAGAGCTCAATATGGATATGAGACTCAGCCTAGGCCTCGATCTGAACCTCGACCTGAACCTCGACCCGAACCTCGGCCTGAGCCACAGAAAAAAGAATCACAAGTTGAAGCGGCTAGAAAAAAATACGGTCATGTGCCTGAACGTTTTATAACGCCAGATGGTTATGATGATGTATATACTTTGTTTAGAGATTGGGACGGCTTAGATCCCGGTGCAGATGATGTATTGAAAGATGAGCTTGCCAGAGATCTTGCAAGAAACTTTGATGATATTCCTGTTGGTGGGACATTTAATCGAATAACGCTAAACAAAAATAGAAATACTAGCAAAGATAAACTATCAGAAACCATCCTCGGTATTGACTATAGAGAACGCATAACTCCTTTAATGTATAGGCTTGAGGCCGCAGGGTTTGCTGAAAATGTGCCCAATAGCACTGGCGGCTTTGTGATGAAAAAGATCAGAGAAAGCCAGCCAAGGCCAAAGCAAAAGCCGAAAAGCCAGCCGGAGCAACAGCCAGTAGGAATGCTTGGAGGCAGGTCAACACCAAAAAGAACGCCTGAAGTTGAGTCGATAAAAAGAACGCCTGAAGTTGAGTCGATTGCAGAAAAAATAGATCCCAACTCTGACTACAATCGTGTCTTCAGTGACCTCCGTGCTGATAGGCCATTTGATAATGTCGATGATTCTATTGTTGGTGCACCAAGGCTTCGTGATGCTACCAACGTCGGTGAGGTATGGCAGGGATTAAAGGCTAGCTTCAAAGGTATCTACAATGAATGGCTTCGTGGCGTAAGCGATACCATTATGGCCGAGGTAAGCCCCCGGCTTGGAGCTTTGTATCAGCGAATAGATGAGACCTGGCTACGAACCATCAATAAAGAGATGGATGAAACTGGACTTATCGAAAGGTTGGCTCCTGTCATCCAAAGAATGGAAACAGATAAAGAGATCAAGGGAATCTATCTTGATTTCTCTGCTAACTTTTTATCTAAAGGGCTTAAGGGTAGAGAGGGATATGCTACTTCCCTGAGTGAGCTTCGCCGCTTGATGACCGGAAAGCTGGATGAAGAACAAATCAATGCGCTAATGGAATACATTGCTTGGTCAGGGCGAAAGAACAGAAGAAACATGACGGCGATTAGCGGAGCAGAATACGATCCCTATGTAACCTATGGCGCAACGCGCCTGAATAAAGCCGCCGCAAAGAAGATGGCTGACGAGCAAAAAGAAAAGATCCCCCCGGAGGAGATTGAGGCTGAAGATGATTGGTGGACGCAACTGCCAGCGGATTCAGGGCTGAAGAGAAGAAGCCGGGGTAGTTATCTAAATGATAGAGTTAATCAGAGACGCAAGGCAAAGCGTCCTAATCCTGATGATTATGAGAATCCTATTCTGACTGACATCCAGCGCACGTTTAACCTGGAGAAGTTGTATCAGATTTCTAGGATGACTGGTTTTAAACCAACCAATCTAAAGAAGAATAAGAAGGGTCAGTTAGTTCCCATGACTCCCGAAGAATTTATGAAGGCTTGGCAGGATGATCTTATTCGCCGAGGGATAGATGCTGACAAGGCTGAGTATGCGATAAGCCTTATTACTCAAAACATAACGGGATCCTCCAGAACCCCGCATCCCTTATTGCAAGCACTCAATTCTTTTACCTATCTAACCACTCTTGCTGGTCCTATGTCTGCGATCTTGAATCTGGCTGACGTTCCATTATCCGCCGCCAAGTTTGGCTCAAGAGAGATGCTAGATGATGCGATTACTAAGAGCCCACTAGATCTTCAGAGGATGGGCTTAAACAACCAGACCTACGGAGAATTTGTTAATAGGATAAATGAATCCCTTGCTGTAGATCGAGGAAGGATGCATAAGCTGGCTTCTAACATGAGGAACCTGACGGACTTTGCCATGAAGGGGTCTTTGTTTGCGGCCTTTGACCGAGTAGGTAAGCGTGGTGTTATGGACACTGCGTGGAATAGCGCGATCAAGCTGGCTAAAGAAGATAACCTTGCTGATATGTGGGGCTTTTACTTTACTCCGCAAGAGTTATCTGCAATCAAGAAAGGATTACTTAAACATGGCAAGGACTTTGATGCCTATACTCCTGAGCAAGCAGACCTGATTGAGCAGTTATTAGTCGCCGCGCTGGGCCAACAACAGCTTATCTCATCTGCTGGTAGGCCAGCGGCATGGGCTAGGCATCCAGACCTTCGGGGCTTGTGGGCATTGCGTGGTTTTGTCATCAAGCAACAGGCTCTTGCTCTGCGTGAGGTTGTGGATAACCTTCGGAGAGGTGAGGTTGATAAAGCTGTGGGCTTTCTTAAGCGTTATGCTTTGTGGGGTGCTGGTGGTTTTGCGGTTATCAATGAGGGTAGACAGTTCTTGTTTGGTGATGGTAATGCCAGCATCGGAGGAATGGTTAGGGGTTACGGTGATGCGTGGGCATCATTGCTGACCATGAATACCGTTGGTCTTAATGATTATCAATGGGGCAGAATACAAGAAGATGGATGGATTAGTACATTTTTAGAGGGTTCTCGTCCTGTTGTGCTTGACAGGCCTTACGATGTGGCAGAGAGAACACTCGGGGCTATGACAGGTAGCAGGTATCTTCGAGAGCCTGTCATTGACGCACTCCCCTTTGTTAAGCAGTCTCTAAGGGGTATCAGGAATGCTTCTGATCTAGTTGGATTTGAAACTACAGAGCAGATTACTGAGCGTTTGCTAGAAAGAAAGCCAAGATAGCGTTAATCCCACGATACAAAGTCTAGCCATCCGGCATGGCCTTTCGTTCTTATCTGTTTCATTTCTTTTAGCTCCTCCCGGTAGTGGTAAACAATGTCTTTGAACTCCTTATGCATTCGCTTGGCCCTTCCCAAGTCCCTCTCTTTTTCTTTCAGAAGCTCTAGGGTTCCTTCGCCGTAGCAGTCCAGGTAATGATCCCTAAAGTGTTCAGGGTTGGAGCCGTATTTCTTATGGCATCCATAGCAGTGAGCAAAGGCATTGTCTTTGTCATATCGGATAGCCCACTTTCCTCGTGAGAAGTAGTGAGAGCAGTGCAATCCTGTGCTTTCCCGAGGGTATTGCTTGCCACATCCTTGGCAGGTGTAGTCCGTTCTTTCCCTGACGCACTTGCTAAAGTGTCGATCTGCCGCATTGATTTTGATATTCATACTACCTCCTCTGCTGATTTAAGCGAGTCTTTCAATGTCTGGGGGAACGGGGCGTATATCCCACACTCTTGGGCAAGCCACCGTGAGAGCGTCTCAGCGGCCTCAGAGAGCTGTTTAGCAGACAACCCTGTGGTAGACCCCTTGTCGTACATTTTCTTGATGACGAGCTTATACAGGACTTCCTTGACGATGTTCTCTGTCCAAGGAATGTCCATGGTGGGGACAAGGGGGTGAGTTAACTCCTGCCCGGAGTCGTTAAAGAGCGTTGCAATCTGCCTAAACCAAAGGTGCAGTGCGTTATTCTGACGCTGAGTGCGCGATCCCACCGATAATGTGTAGACCATCGTGACACCTTGGTTTAACTGATCGTCAATAAAGTTCTTAAAAAACTCTGCCTTATCCTTATTGTCTATAACCCAACTGTTTCCCATGTACTTGTCATCTCCTAAAACCCGCATCGTTGTTTGGTTTCCCGGGTTTCCCCGGTTTCCCCGGCTTACCGAGGAAGGGTCGTTAGTGGTCACTAACCACCCCCTCTCTGAAATACAGGGAAACTAGGGAAACTAGGGAAACCGCATAAACACTAGCTTTCAAGCGACTCAACCTCCTCACGCCAACTGATCCACTTGGTATTGTTGCTTGCCCTATCAACCCTAACGTTAATAGCAAGGCCTCTTAAGACCTTGATTGCTTTGGCTACCCTGTTTCTGCCTACTGAATTTGGGTTGAGCTCTGGATCTTGTCGGTCAGCAAGAATATCTGATTGAGACTTCTCGCCCTGCCCTCGCAATACATTCCTGAGAAATAGAAACTCATCCTCGAAGTCCCAGATTCTTCTCTTAGCGGCATTCTCTTTGTCGATCTTTATCTTCTTGCTTTCATCGACAAACCTGAATGACCGAATCATGTGCTCATACCCAAGAATCTCCGACTTCTCAAACTCAAAGAAGAACTCTTTATCCATCCCGCCCCTGTCTTTTCCCCGTCTCATGTGCACAAGCTGAACAAGCTTCTCTTTGTCGGTCAGTGCTCGCATGGAATACATGGCATCACAGTTATCTTCTAGGTCTTGCAATCCCTTGAATATAGGCCATCCATCATCATCCTCATGTTTGTTTGCATGGGACAGCAACAAGCAGGTTCCTCCTTGAGTGTTGATAAGTCGTGTAAAGCGTAGGAAATCAGCGACCTCGCTGGTGTTTAGGTCACAGAACTTGGTTAAGGTATCAAAGACAACCAGCTTGTCTCTAAGGTGGCCGGCAACGGCTAGCTGGTGGAGATTAAATTGAAGCTGTTGGGTGCTTATCTGCTTCATACTGCTAGACATTAAACGAATACCGTAAGACTTAAAGATTTTTCGCTTTTGTTCTAAGTCATTGAGCCCATCGTCTTCGTTGCAGTAGATAATATCTTCGCCTTTGATGTTTCCTTTTTTTATCTCTTCTATTAGCGCGGCTATGGTTAGCAGGGTCTTTCCTCCGTTGGGCTTTGCAAACAAGACCACCGTGCTAGTCTTCTTAATCATCTTCGGTATCCAGTACCCCTCGCGGCCAAGCCGCTCGTAGGTGGATTCGATCTCATCACTGGTGTCCAGGTCGGAAAGAGGATCTTTGTTATTGCGTTGATAGTGCTGGTGTTCTAATGAATTGGCATCTAAATCTAGATTGAAGTGATGTTCTTTGGCTTGTCTCGCTTCGAGGATGGCGATTTCTTGTAAGTAATCATAACTTTCTGGCGGCATTTTCTTAACCTTTTATAAGGATTGCTAAAGAACATAGAAGTTTACCATGTATTAATGCATCTTTGGCAAGTGTTGCTAATCTTTTCCCATGTGTTTATACTATTGCTGTCCTTCGGGATACTTTGCATTTATTAAGGAGAAAAGTTATGGGCAAGGGTGATACAGGTGTGGTCGACATTCATGGTAAGGCATACAAAACCGTAGCCTTACGGGTAAGTGAGTTCAGACAAGCGCACCCTAATTACACTATCGCAAGTAATGTTGTTGTCGCTGATGACGAGAAGGTTGTTATCAAGACAGAGATCTCAGATGAGTCCGGTCGAGTTATCTCTACTGGATTTGCTGAGGAAGTACGATCCGCTTCTCGCATCAACAAAACCTCTGCATTTGAAAACGCTGAGACCAGTGCTGTGGGTCGAGCGTTGGCATTCTTCGGCCTTGCTGGGTCAGAGATTGCTAGCGCAGACGAGGTAGCTGGGGCAATCAATCAGCAGAAAACACAAGAGGCTGTCGAGCATCTTGTTAAACACAATGAGGCAATGAAGGCTAACTTTGAAGCCATCTTTAATATCAAAGAAGGTATCAGAGCAAATGATCCTTATAAGGTTCTTGAGAACTTGCAAGATATATCTAATGAAGATCAAGAATCCTTATGGGTTGCTTCAACCAAGGGCGGTGTATTCACCACCCAAGAAAGAGCGTACTTCAAAACCGATGAATTTAATGCAGTAAGAAAAGGAGCGGCGGCATGAGTAACAACGACAAAGAATTTGTGGCAGGGCTTTACGCAAAGAAGCCACTGGATTCAATGCCTGATTTTGTTAAGGCAACAGTAGGTGTTAAATGGGAGGAGTTTTTGCCTTGGCTTAGGTCAAAGCGAGACGAAAATCCTGGCGCGGAATGGCTAAACCTTGAGCTCTTAGAAGCAAAGTCGGGTGAGAGTATTTACTTTTCCGTCAATAACTATGAAGGATCTTCTAAAAAGAAAGAAGATCTTGAGATACCCTTTTGATGCTGTGGTGGCATATTTGGGGAGCTAGTCTCCCCCTTTTTTAAGGAGAGTATGAATGAAGATGGAATTTGTTAAGCACTCAGAGCTATTCGATATCTTTGATTGCGGCACATCTCCCAAATTAATGAAGGTTCTTGAGTCTCAAGGCATTCCTTACATGGTAGATGGAAAGGGCAAGCCGTTCACAACGAGATCAGCTTTGAACAAAGCATTCCCCGAAGGAAAAAAAGAACAGGAGCTTGCTGGGTTTGATGCCTAAGACATGAACATCTTCCCGCCTCGGCAGGCTCCTTGCCAATTCTTTCCTCCGCTTTTGGTTGGACAGGGGGTTCCTTTCTCTCGTTGCATATCTAGCGGGGAACACCATCACGCCCTGTTTCCCCTATCGCTCACCGCAGGTTTCTTTACGAGTCTCCCATTTTCCTTCGCCGGGACTCCACTCGTGCAACCGTCTCCATAAGCTTTCAATACGCTTTAGGTTGTGCCCAACAGCAACCAGCCTTGGGCCATATCCAAAGTCTTTGACTTTAGCTACGTGTAAGAATTGCTTTCTGCCTATCCAGCCTACAATATTCATAACATCATCATGATCTGTCGGTGTGACAAGCACTGCTAGTCTTGCTTTAAATTTCTCTTCGTTATCAAAGATCAATCCATTGCTCTGCTTGTTAGTAAACTTTACATCAATAGAGACATCACCAAACCACAGGTCAATACCGCCATCAGTAACCACGTTGACTGTAGGTAGGTTCGTGCCTAGTAACCTGGCGACTGCAAACTCTGCCTTGAATCCAAGAGCATTGGCTTCTTCTCTGGTTTGGTTTTTATTCTCAAGACGAGGGGGAACTCCCCGCATCTCGCAAAGAGCCACAGTATCGTGGCCCATTAGGGTG